AAAAATGGCGCATCAAAACCATTTCGGGGGAAAAGCATAACCTATACATCGACAGGGATAGTATAAATTTCGCAACGGGGGATGTTGTGCTCCAGGCGATATTCATACATCGTCTGTGACGAGGGAGGGACTTCATCCGGGCCATTGATAAAATGTGCATAATTCCATTTTGGAGCGAAGGAAAGTGGTCCAGCATATGAGGAATAGTGTTCGGAGATCTGCTCGAAGGATGGGAAAGTCATTATATCAAAGGGGATGTCAGAAGGGTCGATGGCTTTTAGATAGCCAGGAAGCATCTGAGTGACTCGGTGTAGATCAATGTCGTTAGACAGATCTGCATAAGGTAGGTAGGTGTAGAAGACATCGCGACAAAAATTGTAGAATGTTCGGTCCATGGAGGCGGCGGCATAAGCAATACCAACGGCACGGGCAGACATATATCTACGATCCATTCCACGCTCAGGGTAGCACAGTTGTGCAACGAGCTTGGGGAGGGGGCGTCGTGGGTTTCCGTAATTGCACGCATATGATAGCGTTTCAATCTTACCACGTATAATCGTGATAACGGATTTAGTCTTAGAAAGTACCATGTTGTACCTTATTAAAGTGTAGTTCTCAAACCATGTGATGAATTGTGTCAGTTTGGTGAGGTTGAAGTGAGTCATTCCAGAATTATCGTCGCCCATAATGAGCAAGAGGATGGAGTCGATCTCACTATCAGAGAAGCCAAACTCAATAAGGCCATCAATGATGAGAAAGAGGTTGCCAAACGAATCCAGGTACTGGGTGTTATAGAGACCAGAAGGTACACCGGCGTAGGTGCGGCGGTATCCATAACCATCAGCGGTTAGGAAGGTCATGTTTCTGTACCATAGGTGCAGGAAGTGGAGAAGATTCTCCATTCGATGAAACAGAGCTTCGGGGGTGAGGTCTGGGTATTCGGGATACTCGTACGTTGGTTGATAGCCATGTGAAATGACAATCAGGCGTTCAAGAAAGTCGGTAAAGTACAAGTCTGTGATGACAGACGGAAGTCTTTGGTCAAATTGTGACCAGTCGATCGTGAAAAAAGAGGAATATGACCGTGAAAGGAAGTCAATATAGTGGTTTGATCCACGGATTGTTTCAAGACCATGCATAATGCAGCAGTCAGGCGAGCGGGCTTGTACCATTAACGGGAAGGTTAGCATAATTTCAAGAATGATGAAAAGTTCATCGACGGCATAGACAGGGCGCTGTTTGAGTGCTCCATCGCGGTCAGAGATGTGATTTCTTGTAAATAGCATAGTTGGGTACTCATTGAAGAACTGATTTAAACGCTTCATGAATTGAAGACATTCGTCGTCGGAGGGGTGGTCTGATGACCATTTCCATTCAAATGGGTAGCCTGTGTCCTTAATAAAATGAACTAGCGTACGGGCTCGTTCCAAGAAGGCGTTGATATAGTAACCTTTTGATGTCGGTTTATCGGCGTATTCCTTTGGGTGCGAGAATTTGGCGTGTGCGTTATCTTTGTAAGACGCTCGGTTATGATAACCGGTTCCGGTTGAAAGCGGGAGCTTTGCAAACTGGGTGTCAACGAAGTGAACAGGGAGGTAGCGTTTCGCATTTAAACGGCGAAATACGTGCTCTAAAATTCGTTCTCTTCGATCTTCAAGAATAGGAGCAGAGGGCTTCTGTTCAGTGTTGAAGTCAGAAAATGTTGCATTGGTGGTTCCAAGAGGGCGGCAGTATTGTTGTACGTGCGGGATGTACTCTGGATATTTCAAAATGAGCAACTGTTTCAAAGTGGGGTCAAGATCAAATCCTGATTCGGGGACTTCGTCAGAGGCAGAGACTGTTTGTCCTTTGTGAAATTGAAGTGGGACGGGGCGAATTCCATTGGCAGGGAGGCGTTCAGGAGGGAGTGTGTTGAGGTCGCGGTATGTGAAGAATTCAAATGGTTCATTCTTACGTGAATACTTTTCTTCTATGTTAGCACGGATATTCTGAAATTCCATATCTAGGATATCTTTCTTTTGACGTTCGGTGAAACGGGATCGAAAGGAGTTATAGATTCGTGAATTGTCATGGTCAGTGGCTTTAGAAAGCATAGTATCGGGGTCATGGTGACTCTGTTGGAACAATTTCCATTCAAACTTAATTCGAGATTTGCGTTCATGCAAGTAATCGCGGACGTTTGAGTAGACACTCTGAAAGCTTTTAGCAACGGATGAGATAGGCATCGGTCAGATGATTGTGTTTTAAAACTTCGGCATAAAGCTATATTTTTC